GGAACAAACGGTTCAAGTGGCACGTCCGGCACAAACGGTTCAAGTGGCACGTCCGGCACAAACGGTTCAAGTGGCACGTCCGGCACAAACGGTTCAAGTGGCACGTCCGGCACAAACGGTTCAAGTGGCACGTCCGGCACCAACGGAACGAGCGGCACCAATGGTTCAAGTGGAACGTCGGGTACGAATGGAACAAGTGGAACCTCTGGCACAAACGGTTCAAGTGGAACATCTGGCACAAACGGTTCAAGTGGAACATCTGGTGCAGGATTTACAACAATCAATAGCCCAAGCATAGGACGAGTAATATTGTCTGACGGCTCGGTTAATGCTGCCACCGCATCAGCAAATTTGATTTATTCAGATAATGTATTTACAATCACGGGAAGTATTTTGGCTAATGGTGGTGTCACAGCATCTTTGTTTGGTACGAGCAGTTATGCTATTCAAGCATTAAGTTCTTCATATGCTACAACAGCATCACTTGCATTTGATACAAATATAAGAATAACAGACACGCTATTTGTTGATCCAGTAAATGGTAATGACTCAACGGCCAAATCGGGAAGTTTACAGTATACATACAGATCTATTGCTGCCGCTGAAAGTGCTGGTGCAGTGAGTCAATCTATATATCTTTTAAATGGTGTAGCAACAGCCTCGGGATTGATTAAGTCGTTGAACTATTATCTATCAGAAGGATCAACATTAAAACTAAATCCTTCTAGTGCAGTTCCATTGTTTTATCTTACTGGCTCAAGTGCCAGTACACTAATTCAAATAAAAGTATCTGGTCCCGGTACGATTGACGCAACAATTAACTACGCTCCGGCAAGTTCAAGAGCAACTTTGATAGGAATGTATTCCAACGGAGTCAACGGATCAACTATTTCTGGCGGATCTTATATCAATATTGATGTATATAAGATTATTGCCGGTATGGACAGTACTAATTACAACAGTAGTGCATGTGCAATAGATATTGAAGGATCAAACTATAGCATAGGAGCAACAATCAATGCCCATACTTTTGTTTTGAATAAAGGCTTGACTGGAGTTTCATACCTAGGTGCTCCGCTCGTGAAAGGAATTGGTTTTGCAAATTATTGCAATGTCAATATAGAACAGGCGTTTTTCAGTTCAAATGGTATAGTTAAAAGTACTGTGTCAAGTGGTGGAAGAACGGTAATAAACATAAGCCAACTTGTAGATTCTGACATGTTTACTATGATTGTTGCTGATCCTGCTGGTGCCAATATATCGTTGTCCATAGAAAATGCAATAAATTCAAGCGTTGTTACACCAATTATTGCAAAAAATGGTGGTGGAAATATATACTTAAAACTTCCTAGAGATTATAGCATCGTTCAGACAAATAACAATCAACCATATGGAATGTGGCTTGATATAAATGGAACAGTTGCGCTGGAAGGTATGTTTAACTTCGATACAGTTTCTCAATACGATTCAAGTCCCGTGTTAATAACGGGAAGCAATGCGTCCAATGTCATTTTTAGAAATTCGTACATTGGGAGGCTTATTTCAACTGGATCAAGTCCTGTAATATATTTCGGTTCAGGAACAAGCAACAAAACTCTTACACTTCAAGATTGCCATATCTATTCCACAGGAAGTACATATTCAATCGACGCGGCCCAATCACAAAATGTAACATTGATGGGCGGCAGAACAACCAGCACATATCAATTTGGTCCAAATATAAACGTTGTTGATGCAGCATATACACATGGATCATCTTCATATGCACTAACTGCAAGTTATGCTTTGAATGGTGGTGGTGGTAGCGGTACCAATGGCACAAGCGGAACGTCGGGTACCAATGGCACAAGCGGAACGAATGGCACAAGCGGAACGAATGGCACCAACGGTTCGAGTGGAACGTCTGGTACGAATGGGTCGTCGGGAACGTCTGGCACAAATGGAACAAGCGGTACCAACGGTTCGAGTGGAACGTCCGGTACCAATGGCACGAGCGGCACCAATGGGTCGTCGGGAACGTCTGGCACAAACGGAACAAGCGGTACCAACGGTTCGAGTGGAACTTCTGGTTCAAGTGGCACAAACGGTTCATCCGGAACTTCCGGGACAAACGGTTCGAGTGGAACGTCTGGTACCAATGGCACGAGCGGCACCAATGGGTCGTCGGGAACGTCCGGCACAAACGGAACAAGTGGAACGAATGGCACAAGCGGCACGAACGGCTCATCGGGAACTTCTGGTTCAAGTGGCACAAACGGTTCATCCGGAACTTCCGGGACAAACGGGTCAAGTGGAACATCCGGGACAATTCCTGCCGGAACAGTTTCAAGCAGTGCTCAATTAAGTAATGGTGGTGGCACAGCGTTCGACAGTTCAAACGATGTCACATTTGGAAGCGTAACTGCTTCTCTTGGTCTTCTTGGTACATCTTCATATTCTATTACTGCTTCATATGCTTTGAATGGTGGTGGAGGCGGTGGAGGAACTACTGGTATAACATCTCAACAAGTTTTAGCACTATTTATAGCATATCCAAACAGAATGATTTGATATATATATAAACAACGACACAACTTATAAAATATTATGGCACAAAATACATCACCAATATTCGGACTGACGCCAAGAATAGGCACAGGAAATATAACACAAACTGCCACTTCCCCAAGAAGTGATGGCGTTGGTACAGTTGGAACAAATTTATTTCTTAGTTTCACTGCTGGTCCTTCTGGCAGCTTTGTTCAAAAAGTAAGATTCTTTTCTGTTGCCACTGCACCAACAACAGGCATTGCAACAGTGTTGAGAACATTTTATAGCACAGTTGGAACTGGCACTCTAGTTGCCGCAGATGCCGCACTTCTTGGAGAAATTTCCGTGGGTGCGCTCGCAGCTGCCAATGCTACAAACGCCACAAACTTTTATGAACTTCCGCTAAATTTTGCAATGCCAGCAAACACATACATTCTTGTGTCTCAACATGCTGCGCAAACAGCCAATCAAAATTGGAAAGCATTTGTGATAGCCAGCGATTACTAAAAAAATATATAAATAGTTATGAATTTTCCTGCTACACAACTAGATGTATTTGGCATTCCCTCAAATTTCAAAGGGGATGTTCAGATATTTCATGCCAACAATCAATCCACCATAAATCATCAACCGTGGATAAAACCGCGTGGTACAACCATGTCATATATGATTGCTATTTCCGGTGGTGGCGGAGGTGGCGGCGGGCATACCAAAGCATCTGGTACGAACGGAGGTGGAGGAGGCGGTGGTGCATGTTCTGGGATAGCAAGATTGATGGTTCCGAGTTTTTTATTACCAGATACATTATATGTACAAGTTGGGCAAGGTGGGTTGGGCGGTGCCGCCGGTGCCGCCGGTTCTGCGGGCACCAATTCTTATATATTGTTTTCTCCTCTTGCGTTTCTTGCTCAAAATAGTTTACTGTCTTCCAACACCAATGCGCCCGGTGGCGGTGGTGCTGGTACACTAACGCTGGTTGGTACTGTTGGCAGTATTCCAACGATTGCAGGAACTTCAGTTGAAGGTTCAATTGGAATTTTTGCGTCTACGGTTGGATTGATTGGAGTTACTGGAGGCGCGGTTGCCGGTGGAAACGGAACTTCGGTTACTGCTTGGGCCGCTCTGCCCATGAGTCCCGGTGCAGGTGGTGGTGGTGGACCGAATGATTCTGGTACTAGTAACGGTGGAAATATCACCGCGACATCTGCAATAAATTTTACAAATTTGAATTTCCCGATTACGGCTGGAGCACTTGCACTTGGTGGTACTGCCGGATCAACGTCGGCAAATATAGGAAGTGCCGGTGTTTCTTTGTTGAATCCATTTTATCAAACTGGAGGTGCCGGTGGAGGAACTGGTACAACATCCACAGGAGGTGACGGTGGTAGAGGAGGTATAGGATGTGGAGGCGGTGGTGGTGGAGCAGGACTCGTTGGAGGACGTGGCGGAAATGGTGGCAATGGACTTGTTGCTATATTCTCATGGTAAAATATGATACATTATCCATCAACTCCCAGTGATCTCAATGATCTACCGTATCCAAGTAATTGCGATGTTCAATTATTTGTTGGTGGAATAGGAACTGGTGGCAGTAATGACAATTGGAAAATTTGGAACAAGCCAAAATATTCTAGTATGGTCAGCATACTTGCTATAGGTGGTGGCAGTGGTGGCGGTGGTGGATTTCAGCGGACAGCTGGCGGAGACGGAGGCGGCGGAGGCAGCGGTGGCAGCGGTGGCTTGGCCAGATTGACAATACCATCATTTTTTCTGCCAGATATTTTGTATATATTGGCCGGTGATGGAGGTCAAGGCGGTGCCGCGAGCACCGCTGGTATAGCTGGTGGTATATCATATGTTTCATTTTCTTCAATATTGGAAACTCAAAATGTATTGATTCGATCAAATGCTGTCGCTGCCGGTGGTGGCGGCGGTGCTGCTGCAACAGGAACGGCAGCGTTTGGTGTAGCTGGTACCATATCCACTATTACCGTTGGCGCTGCTTTTGGCATTTTCTCTGGAAGTGCAGGTCAAAATGGTCAACTTGGAACAAATGGCACCGGCAATACTACCGGTAACTCATTGAGTGTTTGGGGATCTGTGCCAATATCCGGCGGTGCGGGCGGCGCATCTTCGACCGGAGGTACGGCAGCGGGCGGAGCATTAACCGCAGCCGGTATAGCAACGAGTTTTACATATTTGAACTGGCCAACAACAGCAGGTGCGGTTGCTGCGGGTGGAGCGGCCACAGGCGGTCGCGGAAGTGCCGGTGTGAATGTATGGAAGCCGTTTCGCAGTTCTGGTGGGGCTGGGGGCGGTACAAACGACACTACAGGCGGAGATGGTAATAGTGGAGGCATAGGTTCTGGCGGTGGTGGCGGCGGCGCTGGTGTAACTGCTGGCAGAGGAGGCAACGGTGGGCCGGGAATGGTAATGATCATGTCATGGTAATGCATTCATCTAAAATATAAAAAGAATATGAAAATACAAATACAATCTTTAACATACAGAGCGGGAATTGGAAATTATCTTGAAGTAATTTCTGTTTATGGAAATCCGGCGATAAATATAAAATGGCAAATTTTGACAGATATTGGACACGTTCTTGAATCGGGGGACATTCAAATGTCATTAGATCAATGGGAAAATTGGCCAAGCGGACCAGACAATAATTATATAGAAAATATTGCTGCTGGATATTTGGGCGTGGCTCTATTATAATAAACAATATGCGCGTTCTTTGTCGATAGTTATAATAATTATATACATATAAATTTATGTCAAATACACTTCCAACAAAAATGTCGCAGTTCGAAAATACAAATTCTCTAGGTTTGGGGAGTTTTCTCGTTGGGTTGGGATTAAATGGAAGCGGACAGACAATCAATGTAAAAATATCCGAGACTTCTGCTTCATATCATCTAGGAAAAAATAGATGGATTTTTCCGGCAGTAACAAGTTCATCTGATCCTCGTGGGGACAATGGAGCAGAATCGTTTGACTCGGTTGGAAATTATTGGATAAAATCCGGAAGCACGTGGATTGTAAATTCAACAACATCAACCAGTGCTAGTTACTCGGAAACTGCATCGGTGTCGAGCTATTCAATTTCTTCGAGTTATGCATCTTCCACAAAAAGTGCGAGCTATTCAACGACGGCGGCGAGTGCAAGCTACGCAATATCAGCCAGTTACACATCGACTACAACAAGTGCAAGTTATTCTATATCATCAAGTTTTGCATTAACTACATCTAACGCAACAAGTGCAAGTTATTCTAGCACATCGAGTTATTCGTTAACTACAACAAGTGCAAGTTATTCTGATGCATCAAAATCTTCTAGCTTTTCTGCAACTTCTACTTCCGCCAGTTATTCGATATCGGCAAGTTTTTCTACTACGAGCATATCATCTAGCAACAGTGTAACTTCGAGTTTTTCATTGACGGTTACGTCGGCAAGTTTTTCTGGGCAAGCAAACACTTCAAGCTATGCACTAACATCTATAGCAAAAACTGGTTCTTTATATTCCAGATTAGTAAAGAACACCGCGTCAAGTTTAACCAATCCAGTTACTCAAACATCTTGGGTAAAAGCAGACACTTTTAATGTAAGAGATTATGGTGCAATCGGAAATGGAACAACCGACGATACTTCTGCAATATTAGCGGCTGTCAGCGCGTCCGTAATGTCCGGCGGAGGAACAGTATATTTTCCAGACGGAATATATTCTATTTCATCATCCGTCATTGTTCCTAGCAATCCACAATGCGACATCGCATTGGTTGGAAATGGCTCAAACGTCTCAATAATAAAACAAAATGGTTCGGCCAACGGAATATATTTCAACATGGATAACGGCGGAACCGGCGACCAAATTTATCAAGTGTTAATAGATAAAATTGGATTGTGGGCAAATACTACAACACAAACTGCCATCACAGTAACATATGGAACAACGAGTGTGTCAGCACATCAAAATACATCCGTTATTATCAATGATGTTCATATTCTTTCGGACGGTTCAAATTATTGGTCAAATGGAATTGTATTAGAATCGGCATGGAATTTCCAAATTAATAAGGCAATGGTGGTAGGAAACGCCGCAGCTTATACAGGCAGCGCATTAGAAATTAAAAGAATGTGCGTCAATGGCACTATTCATCAATCTCAATTTAATTTCTGGGACACGGGCATTTATGTAAATACCGCAGATTATTCTTCTGCTGGGCAGAATACCGAAGGATTATTAATGAACCAATTATTCATGGTTCCAGTAAGACGAGGAATTTATGCAGCCGGTAATGGAGGATTTACTGCAATTGCTGGATTGGATTGGGCAAATCGCCCGGTCGCAGGAAGAATTGCACTATTAACTTTAACCAATAGCCACATCGACTCAAGAAATTCCGGAACTCCAATATCTTTAAACAATGTTGAAGGACATTATATCACAAATAATTTCTTAATTTGTGATGGGTCCGGAAGCTTGATTAGTTATAATAACGCATATGAAGGAAATCTGATTGGTAATACTTTATACAATGCTGGGTCCGGCCCCTCTGTTTATGTTGGTGGGTTCACTGGGTCGGCCAACGTCATGACTGCCAATATTTTGCGCGGCGGTTCCACCCATTTTTATTTGGAATCCAGTTCTATGTATAATAAGGTTTATGGTAACACAGGAGCAAACTTTTTGACTCCAACGGTCGTAGATTTAGGCACGAGCAATTTGGTCGGAAGTTCTGGAACTTAATCCGAAAAATACAATCTTTGGGTTATATATATAGACATAGAAATCTATGCCAACAACATATAAAATTTTAGGAAGCGCAGCACCTAGTACAGCCGGTGCAACATTATATACAGTACCGACTACTGGAAACGCTGTGATATCTACAGTGTCGGTGGCAAATATAACAACTGGTTCTAGAACTTTTAAGTTAATATTGAAACCTACCGCGGCAACAACTCTTGCTAATAATCATTATCTAGCAAATGATTCAATTGTTCCCGCAAATGACACTATTGTACTCACTCTTGGAATAACAATGTCGGGAAGCAATGTGCTGATTGGGTCGGGTAGTACATCAGACATAGCATTTAATGTTTTTGGTTCGGAAATAACATAATTTTATTATGTCACACTTTGCAGAAGTAATAAATGGTAGAGTGGAACGAGTAATTGTTGCCGAACAAGATTTCATAGATAGTGGTGCAGTGGGCGACCCAGCAAATTGGATACAGACCTCGTATAATAGCAGAATAAGAAATATGTTTGCTCAACCCGGCTTTGTGTACGACAAAGAAAGAGACGTTTTTTATCCATCGCAACCATATCCATCTTGGTTATTACAACCTTCGTATCAAGAATATCTTGATGAAAATAACAATATAGTATTAGGACCAAAAAAACTTAATTGGATAGCCCCAGTAAAATATCCGCCGGATTTTTATAAAAAAGTATATAATTGGAACGAAGATTTATTGAAATGGGAAGAATCTTAAAAAATGTCATCTGGTTTATATTCAAACAGATTAATTTCCAGACGCTTGGTCGTTGGGTTGATTACACCAACTTTGGTGATGATAACAGGTTCCATGACATGGACAGCTCCAAGAGCAATATCCGGTTCAACATTTTTAGTGTTAGTGGTTGGCGGAGGCGGAAATGCGGGTAACAACAATATTTGGGCGAGTGGCGGTGGGGGAGGCGGTGCAGCACACACCGCATCGGTTCAATTTACTTCAAGCGCGCAATATCCAATAGTCATCGGCTCCGGTGGAAGTAGAACTGAAGCATTTTCTATGACTGCATCGGCGGGAGGAGCCGGTGGCGCATATGGAATAAATACCGGAAACGGGAATGCAAGTTCCGCTACTCCGGTGGGAGTATTGCAAGGCTCGGGTGGCGGCGGCGCGGGAAGTTTTCTGGCAAACGGAACTCGTCCCGGAGGAACCGGTGGAGGATATGGATTTACAGGTGGGTCGGGCACAGACTATGGCACAGGCACTACGGGCGGCGGCGGCGGCGGGCGAGGGGCGAGCGGTGGAAGTGAAGGGGGGGCCGGTGGCGCTGGTCTCGGGTATGCGCTTGGACCATTTTCGGTCACGGTAGGCGGCGGCGGAGGAGGTGGGCAGGCATATTTATCCAACACTGCCGGTGGCGTGGGGGGAGTTGGAGGTGGGGGAAACGCAACTGGTACTGGTATATATGCGGGCAAACCGCAATCGGGAAATCCGAACACCGGCGGTGGTGGTGGTGGAAAAGGATATACCTTCGAATCTGCTGGTAATGGTGGGTCGGGAGTAGTTTATATTTTTTATTATACATATGGAGGATATTAATCATGTCAGTATCATTAATAACAAATAAAACAATATCAAAGCGGTTTGTATTTCCGTATATATCTAGTTACCAACGAATAGAAATAAACTCTTCTGCCACATGGACTTCTCCTTCAACGTGTAATGGATTTTTTGTGCTGGTCGGGGGTGGTGGTGGTGGTGGCAATGGCGGAGGCGGCGCTGGTGGAGTAGTGATAAAAAATTTTTCATTTTTGAGCGGAAGCTCTTACCTAATAACTATCGGCGCTGGTTCCGGTGGCTCGGGAACTGCGACGGTGGGGTTTTTTGTAACGGCGTCCGGAGGAGGTTCTGGTGGCGCGAGAAATTCTGTTGGGTCAAGCGGTGGCTCTGGTGGCGGTGGTGGTAGTGGAGCATCCTACGCGGGCGGTTCTGGAACTCAACCCGGCAGCACTTTCGGCGGATATGGAAGTCCGGGAGGAACGGGAAGCACGGACAGTGCGGGCGGCGGAGGCGGCGCACTTGCAACTGGTTCATTCGGTTCACCGTATCCTTCCGGCGGAATTGGAATAAACTATAAGGCTACTAACGGATACGAAGTTGGTTACCTTGGCGGAGGCGGCGGGGGCGGAACGTGGTGGGAAGTTGATTCGTCGGTATCTTATCCCGGCGGATTGGGAGGCGGAGGAAGTGGTTCATACACATATTACGTGGGAACTATCGCCAACACAGTATCTGCGCAAAACGGACAAACAAATACGGGAGGTGGTTCGGGTGGAAATAGTTTACCCGATGACGTTCCCCTCGGAGGCAGTGGAGTTGCACTTATATTTTTAGAAAAATATATAAATCCGTTTTATTAATAGTTATAACCGAAAGAATCAAAATCTATTTTATAAAAATTATAGACATTTTTTTTTATTTCTGGAGTATAATATGATAAAAAATCCATTTTGTCTGTCGATTTTAAAATGTGCGGAAATTTATTTTTTCCCGTGAGTATTAGTAAATCGGAAATACATTCGTCCATATTTTCAAACTTGTAGATTTTATCAATATCCAATAAATTTCCGCGCTCGTTTGCCAAATAAGAAAATTGGGTTTCTAGGTGGCCGTCATATAGCCAATTTCTCGTGGCTGGATTCATTGACAGAGAATTAAAAACAAATTCAGAGAATGGGACATTATGTTTGTATCCAAACACAGAAAAGTGATATGCAGACACCAGTCTATCATATGGATTTCTAACGACTGTTATTTTTCTGTATTTACTAAACTCTTCCGCACCTAAAATTTTTTTTAATTCCAATAGACTATAGTGTTGCATACTTTTTGACATGCACATTCTATATTCTATGTCACTAAACGCATCAATACCAGTTATTTGTAAAAACGAATTATTTTTTTCGGTTGTATAAAAATGCTCCGCCGTACTGATATCTAGTATATTTTCAATCGACGTTCCGGCGCATTTTGGTATATGAACGTGGAGTATGTTGTAGATTTTATTTAATGGCATACTATATTGTGTTTTTTGCAGTAATTTAAAATAAAAATATATTTATTTTTTCCGTCCGTGGGCGTCCCCGCAAAATGAATCAATGCAGTGTCGTCAATGTGCTGTTTTTCATACAAGTCTTTGGCACACGATACGGCGGGTTTTACGGTTGTTATAGCAACAATATCGTCGAGTAGGTCGTATTTAACCAATTCCCCATATACAAAATAATGATTCATAAAAGATTGCTCAAAAAAATATATAGATGGCCAAACGTTCGCCAGCCATCGTATATTTTCAAAATGATTTTGCATAGATAGAGTATTGTAGAAAAAAAACTGACCAGCGTTAAATATTTCTAGGTCATTAGTTTTTAACAATTTTAAATCTGTGGCGCTAAAAAATGCTAAACTGTGTGTTATTGTGCAAGACTTATACACATCAATCAGCTGGGGGGAGTTTGCATTTAATATGGGGGACCGCTTTGCGTGAAAAAAGTTATCCGGTTCTTCTAAGAACAATTTTGAGATTTCTCCCACGCAAATTATATCGGCGTCTAAAAATAATATTCTCTTGTACTCATTTATATTTTTAAAATCAAATATCTCCAATTTTTTCATACTCGCTTCCACTCCGTCAATCGGGGATTCCACTTCATGAAATAAAATATTACGCTGTGAGATACACTCCAACGAACATATCATTTTCTTCGTCGGTGAATCTGTTATAATTAATACGTCAAATGGTGTGGCCGAAGAAATCGACTTTAAAGACATTTCTAGCAAAGAAATATAGTCCGCACCAAATGCACAGTAATATATTAAATTTTTTTCTCCTATAAATCCACTCGAAAGAACATTTGCTTGCTTTCGGCGTTTTTCTAGTTCATACAATATTTGGGCTTTATCGGGCGGAATTCCTTTGTATGGAGAATTTTTATTCTGTCGCATTACATTTTTGCTACCTTTAAATGCAGATAAATTATAATTTCTTGTTGCTTGGTTCATAATTTATGCGTTTTGATTTTCATATGTATATATATACAAGAACAATAAATTTACATATATATGGAATTAAAATCAACACAACCAAATCAAATCAAGTTTACCGACGAAGAAGTAAAAGAACTAGTCGCCTTGCGGAACACATATGACCAAATCACGGTCGAATTGGGAAGAATAGAGTTACAAAAGCGAGATATCAAAAAGTCCGAAACTATGATATTGGACAGATTGTCTTTTACCGAAACATCCGAAAAAACATTTCTTGACAGGATAGTGGCCAAGTACGGAGAAGGAAATTACGACAATGAAACCGGGATTTTTACCCCGAAAAAAGTCTAATAATTAAAATATAACAAGAAAGTACTTTTTCTTATATTTTTTATGTTTTGAGTTTTTCTAACATACTTATATATAGACTTTTTATCTAACTTTAATAGGAGAAAAAACATATGGCAATTGAACAAAATGGAAATTACAGCCCTTCGGAACGTATCGTCTCACCGGGAGTATTTACCCGAGAAATAGACCAAACGTTTCTTGCACAAGGCGTCGCCGCAATTGGCGGAGTAATCGTGGCACCCTTCAATAAGGGTCCGGGATTTTCTCCTACGATAGTAACGAGCGAAGCCGATTTAGTAAGCATCTTCGGAGACCCGGATGGTACATTGTATGGACCAATCACGGCGCAGCAATATTTTCGCCAGCAAAACCAAGTGACAATCTGTCGCGTTGGTGGTCTTGGCGGATATGAACAAAAAAATGCATTGGTCATCAGCGCAGTTCCGGGACAATATGCAAGATTCACCGAATCTGGTTCTTTTACCGGCACTGTTCTTGGAGCTACCACAACATACACAAGCACTCCGGGTGAATTTATCATCTCCGGTTCTCTGTCGTTGAAATTCTCAAGTGGTATATATTCCGGCTCTACCGTTCTCGTAGGCGACGTGGAATTCATCACAACTGCTGGATTAACAGATTCAAACGGCAGTACATTTATTTCTTCGTCGGTCAACTCATTGGCGATTGTAAATACAAATCTCGCCGCACCTTCTGCGCTGATCAGTTCTTCGTTCGTACTGAATCTCGTGGATGGTTGTAACACGCAACTTGAAGTTGTTGGTAATCTAAGCGGATCATATGGTGCATTAAATACAGCAGTATTTACTCCGTGGGACGTATCGACGGAAGACGCATGTGGTAGCGCATCGTACGCCACATCCGGCAGCGACGAAGTTGTTCTGGCGGTTTTAGCAAATACTTCTTATGACCGCGGCCAAAATCTATACGGATTCAGTGGCTCGGTATTGACACCGAAAGATTCATCGGTCGTTGGTGCTGATTATCGGCTACAATTGAACGAGTCGCATTTCGACACGGGATTGAATGTTTATACTAGCGCATCCTACGGAACCTATGAATTCTCATTGGACCAAGGCGCAAGTTCGTATATCACTTCGGTATTTGGCACCGACGCGAAAGCTGGTTATTACCCAGTAGCATCAGGACAAAAATTAGAAGTTGCATACACATACGCAAACTTCAAGAACAAGACAAAACAAGTCATCGACGAAATGTTGGCTTCTGGTAGCTGGCAGATTAAAGTTACCGCTGTTGATAATATGGCATTCACAGATGGCGTGACTCCAGATGTTGGAACCTCACAATTCGATTTGACTAATGCTTATACTCCATTCATCCGTTCGCAATTGGTATCATCCTTTAGCGCCTCGTTTGGGTCTTCTCCGGCGGCATACGATTTGTTCAAAGTACAGACTTTGAGCGACGGTACAAATGCTAACACGCTATATAAGGTTGAAATCTCCAATGTTCGCTCCGCTGGTTCGATTCCCGGAACGAAATATGGTTCTTTCAGCTTGGCGTTGAGAGAATACACCGACACGGACGCTCGTCCAATAGTGCTGGAACGTTACGACAACCTAAACTTGGATGTTAATAGCTCCAATTATGTTTCTCGTCGGATTGGTGATGTTTGGAAGTATATCGACTTCAACGGAAAGATTGTTGAATTTGGCGACTATTCGAACAAGAGCAAACGCATTCGCGTAGAAATGGCAACATCCCCATGGCCAATTGACGCAATTCCATTCGGGTTCGGTCCATACGCTTCGCCGATTGGTGGAGAATATGCTCGCTTAGGTAAACTTGCAGCAATGCAATATACCAGCGCATCTGTGTACTCCGCTCAACCGGGTCGTTATGCTTCCGGTATTGTATTCAATCCAGCACCGGCCAATGGCGATTCAGAACTTGTCGCCTTGTATCCAAATGGTTCTTCAATCGGACCTGAGTTGGATAACAAACAATATTTCTGCCCGCTTCCATTGGGAGCGACAGCAAATGCGAACGTTGGCTTCGACCTAGAAACAAATTGCGGATTGTCTCCACTATATATTGCTTCCAACGAAAACACCAACGTCAAAAAGCGCCGCTTCATTCTTGGATTCCAAGGTGGATTCGATGGCCAAAGTCCATCAGTTCCAGTACTGGTTGGAAATGAAATCTTGCCAACCAACCAACAAGGATTGGATTGCTCGACAAACAAGACCAACGGTTCTTACGCATACAAACAATGTTTGGCTGCTCTATCGAACTCAGATGAATGGGATTTTAATCTAATCACAACTCCGGGTATTAACTATGACGATCACTCTTACGTCGCATCGTTGGTTGTTGATGCATGTGAAAGACGCGGTGACGCATTCTATATCATGGATATCACACACAATCAAATGGCCGGAGAAACATCAATCCAAACCGTGATTGACTTGGCGTCTGAGTTTGATACCAGCTATGCTGCTACATATTACCCATGGGTTAAAATTATAGAAACCAACACGAACAAAATCATTCCAGTGCCGCCGTCCGTTGTAATGATGAGCGTGTTCGCTGCAAGCGATAAAGTCTCCGCCGAATGGTTTGCACCAGCCGGTCTGGGGCGTGGTGGAATCCCAACCGCAGTACAAGTTGTGGACCGTCTAACGCACACAGAACGCGATTCTCTCTACGAGGGCCGTGTAAATCCAATCGCGGCATTTCCGGGACAAGGTGTAGTAGCATGGGGACAAAAGACCCTACAACGCCTACCTTCCGCACTAGACCGCATCAATGTTCGCCGTTTGTTGATTGCATTGAAGAAATTCATCGCATCTTCTTCTCGGTTCTTGGTATTCGAGCAAAACGTGTCTACGACACGCCAACGTTTCTTGAATATCGTGAATCCATATTTGGAGAGCGTGCAACAACGCAGTGGCATTTACACCTTCAAGGTGGTAATGGATGACACCAACAACACTCCGGACATGATTGATCGTGGTATCATGTATGGTCAGATTTATATCCAACCAACTCGCACCGCAGAGTTCATCGTACTTGATTTTAATGTACTCCCGAGCGGTGCTGTTTTTCCGGGCGCATAAATCATAAAAAATTGATTACAAGAAACCCACTAAAAAGTGGGTTTCTTTTTTATATAGCAGGATTTCATCATTTTGCCTACAGGGTCGTATATTTATGTTTATATGAAAACAAATTATGGAAACCCGAAGTCAATAAATAAAATTTGCGAATGGACTGGTAAATATTTCACGGTTGATTGGAAGCACAGAAATAAAAGATTCATAGACACAAAAGCCATGTATGCTTGGAGAAAATCGCAAAATCACGAAATTGTAAATTGCCTAAATTGCAATAAACCGTTTGATAGATATAAAAGAATACTACACCCAAGGTCTGGAAAATTGCAGCAATATTGTTCAAATGAATGTAATGTGAAATCCAATGAGCACAAAGAGATGTGCAGAAACATATTTTTAACAAACAATCCAATGAATTCAAAAAAGTCTCGATTGAAAATATCAAAAACCAAGCTAGAAAAATACGGAAATTATAAATACAACAACCCGGAAAAAGCTGCAAATACTTGTATGAGAAAATACGGAACAGCGTGCTATTTTGATAGCCCATCTGCTATATTATCAAACGGAAAACGCATATCTAAGTTTCAAAAACAAACTTATGATCTTGTTTTATTAGAATATCCAGACGCGCGGTTGGAAGAATATCTAAAAGATGCAAGATGTTCGGTGGATATATACATACCATCGTTAAAAAAAGCAATAGAATGTTACGGTGATTATTGGCATTGCAATCCATCAAAATGTCAACCGGATTATTATAATAAGTCTTTGCGCATGACAGCAAAAGAAAAATGGGACAAGGATGCCATTAAAACAGATAAGTTGATGTTGGCCGGTTATGGTGTTGAAATAGTTTGGGAAAACTCAAAGAAAAAACTTGTGCATTCAACAAAATCATGATATTTATAAGATATGCATATATTGTTAAAGCACTTATTAAAAGAAGAAATGGAAGGAAATGAAAATCCGCTTCAAGTTCAATGCTACGTGGATATGGATGGAGTGCTTGCAGATATGGAAAAAGGATTCAAGGAACTTTCGGGTGGATTGAGTCCAAAAGAATATGAAGCAAAAAATGGAAAGGGCTCCTTTTGGAAACTAATTGCAAGTAAACCAACATTTTGGATAGAGTTGGAACCAATGCCAGATGCAAAAATATTGTGGGATTACATCAAGCAAAATTTCAAAAATCCACAGCCAGTTTTGTTGAGCGCGGGTCAAGGTGCAAAAATTATACAGCAAAAAACGGAATGGGCGCACAAACACATCGACCCAAATGTAAAAGTGATTATTGCTTCGGCGGGAATAAAGAAGCCCGAATATATCATACCACATACTGGAAAACGTGTGACCCACTTGCTCGTAGATGATACTCAAAAGAATATAGATGCGTGGGACAATCCATCCATACATCGCGTAGCTATAAAACATAAAGATGCGGCAAGTAGTATAGTCAAATTAAAGACATTTATCTAAGATTCCAACTAATGAATTACCCACTATATCGAGATACCTTGTGCCCAAAACTTTGGGTGGCCGAAAGCGGACAAATAAAATTGAACCGAGAAGTAAGAAAATCCTTGTTAAAAATTGCACAGGATTTCATCAAAGAGTTAAAACTAAACAACGAAATAGAAATCAAAGCGACAGATGTTGTTATTATAGGTTCAATAACAAATTATAACTGGACGCAGTATTCCGACATAGATTTACATATTGTCGCAGACTATTCTACGTTGAATATGTCAAAAGAGGACGCTCAAACATTATTTGACGCCATCAAACGTCCGTGGAATGAAACTCACAACATAACAATGAAGGGGCATGACGTTGAACTTTATGTGCAAGATGTGGAATATACACCAACGTCTGCGTCGGAATATTCTGTGCTATCTGATAAATGGTTGATTCCACCAGTTAAAGAAAAACCGAATTTTAATGTGGGGTTAATCAAAAAGAAGTATAAAGAATACAAAAACAAAATCAACTCGTTGATCAGTTCTAACGATGAAGCCGGTCTTAAGTCTCTACTAGATAAACTTTATAAATTCAGACAAGCTGGGTTGGATTCTTCCGGAGAACTATCCGAAGAGAACATCGTGTTTAAAATGTTAAGAGCCAAGGGGTTTTTGGATAAAATTAAAGATAGCGCAATTCGACTATACGACAAAAGCGCATCTGTAAAAGAAATCACTGGGAAAAAGTGTGCTTATAAATCTCCGTAATTGCACGCTTTCCGTTTTCGTTAATTTCTCGCGTTCCAATCCCAGCAAAATTTTTCGTTAGTGTGGGAGGATACAAGCATGGAATAAACTGTCTTTCGCGTTGTGCTCCATCTATATCTGTACAATAGTCAAAGCCAAACCAGCTATTGACATTTTGCTCAAATAAGTATATTGGAACGTAATTATCGACTGCCATTTGCACTGCCCAGCCAGTTCCACCATCTACAAGTGCGGTTGAATTTTTTACAAACTTGCCAACCGCAAATACACAATCTGCACCCTTGACCTGAAACCAATTTCTTGCCATCAAGTTTTTTACATATGGTTTATTTTCGATATATTTCCAAGGTCGTTTCAATGTTTCAGCCGCAATTTTACATTTTTCGTATCCCTCATTCAACTGTTCCTGCGTCAATTTACATTGATTTTTACCGTACTGTACATGATTGCCAAAAGAATATGCAATAGTTTTTACGCCATATGGTATTCCTTGGTTTTCCCATTCCATGTCAGAACCTGCACATCCACCGCTATGATTTGTATAGCTCATATTTATTCTTTCCACTCGCCAATTCGCTTCAATTCTTTCTCAATAAGAAACCAATCTCCGTTCGGTCCATCAAATCCGGCCTTATCATCCAAAATTACGTTGGCATAAAACTTTTTACTAAAGTCGCACAACGCATCATTTGCACATTCTGGATTGCAATTTACATGTTTAAAATTTATATTATGTTTTTCAAGATTATCCAACACTTTACTGGCAGGACCAACATGACTACTTGTCCATAGAATCAGTGATATATCTTCACGCTTGCTCCACTGTTGTAAAACCTTGATACAGTTGGGCATATAACCAGCACCATCGTTATTCAAATTATATTTACCCTCTAAAATAACATCATGTACATCAACAGCTATGAAGATTTTCTGCCAACGTCTTTTTGCTTTTTCTGTGAAAGTTCTTTCTATGTTAAATATGTTCATATTAGACAGCGTATGAAACTGATTACTGGACCTTTTCTCTCTCAAAGAAGTAGTTGCGAGCAATCTTTGCGATATGTCCGCTTATATCTTTCGCGTCAACCCCGGCTTCCTTGATAGTGTGGGTTTCCTCTTTGGTTACATCGTCGGTGACAAGTTTGATGAAGTCCCCAACTTTGCTTCGGTCGATTTTTCCTCCGTTCATTAGATCACACGCCTTGTCTAACATTTGCGCTAGCCGCCACTCGGGAGTAACCTTGACTGCCAAAGTGGTGGCTTTATCAAGTTTCTCCAAATCAATCGGCTTTAGAGTAATAACCTTCGATTTCGAGTGGAGTTCGCCTTTCACTTTGAAGTAAAATTCTGGCGATTCCCAGCCTTCGGAGACACACTTCCATACAATGCCTTCGCCGATACCGTCAACTCCCATAGCTTTTGCCACAGGGCAGGACTCCTCAACCTTAATGGTCAATTCGGAAAGTTTGTTCTGAGAAATTTCTGGCTTGTTGAAGTCGATTTCAATGGTTTCACACGGATAATCGTAAATGTTGTAAACACCAATGGTTTCGTCTTTTACCTTACTGATGGCTTCTTTTCCAAGCCACTTATCGTCAGCCAACACTCCAAAAACAACAAATCGTTTGGATAGCTTTGCAATCCCAACGTTGGGTTGAATGTTTCCTCCGCACCACTCACCAAATACGGCATAGTCTTCGCTCGCGGGTTCGATTAAAGAAAACAACTTTCTGACAAATTTTCCCTCAAAGTGGCGAACAAACCCTGCATTATCTTTTTCAAGGGCAATGACATTTTCCCGGCTTTGGAACCAAACTTCTCCGGATAAAACATTTGTACAGATGGCTGCGTTAGTACCATGCAACTTAACCGTGCCTTCATAAGTCAGTACTGGTAAGACTTTAGTGTGATCGTACACGGGGTCACCATTAACATCAATACCGGCATGTCTGGCTTTGCAACCGACCTTGTGAATCGCGTTTCTAAACTGTTCGATAGAGGGATATGGAATATGTTTCATATTAGGCACAACTATACAGACTTTTTATCTCGTGTCAATAGTTATCGCGAATTAACTGGTATAATTTCCATCGGAAGCACAGATTCAACTCGCGTTGGGTTATGTTTTTCGTCGATGTGGTTGACCACGATTTTCACTACAATTTTCACATTATCTACTTCCACCGTCGAGGTGAAGTTTTTGAATGGTACGGCTTTGATAAACTCGCCCATGAACAACTTTATACCAGCATCAATCTTTTCCGGTAACTCTAAATCCGGCACGGTGAACACACACTTGAACGCAATAGATAAAACGTTTTGTTTAATTGCGTCTGATAATTGCTGTTCGGTGATTTGATTGCTCATGGTATGGTTGTAATAGGTTTCTTGTCCGCGTCAACACTTTTTCCACACCCACTTCGAATGCCCACAATCCCAAATCCGGTCGAACCCGTTCATTTTCATATTTTCCCATTCCGACAAGGCGGGGTCAAACGAAAGGAGTTTGTTGGCAAGTTTGTGTTTCTGCCACCCCTGTCTCCCGGACAGGGTAGAATATCCATCCACTGTGTAATAATATCCGGGGGGAGTCGTAGAAACGAAATTGAATCCCAACTTTAAATACACTTCACCCGAGAAGTATCGCCGGTCTCCGTATGTAACAATCGAATTAGGGTTGTGTTTTTTTACAAAATGAGAAAACAGGCGAGAGCTTCCACCTATGACGGTGTGACCCAACTTAGAACAAAATCTGCTCATTTCCCACTCAACTGCCGTATCGAATCTGGATTTTACAAATGTCATGACCGACATCAACTCTTTATTGAAATACATTCCAAGTTTTATTGTGGCATGGTCGTTTCCTTGGATGTGATTTCTTGCCAGAAATTCCTTTTTTTCTTGAGATGATATATCTCGTATTTCACATTTTCGTGCGTGAATTTTTATATTACCCTTTATCAATATATTTCTGAGCACGGACTTGACCACTTCCTGTGAATGATTCCATTCGTTTTCAAATATATGTATTAAGCGTATTCCTTTGAATGCTGCCCCGTTGGTCTTGTTGAGATGGTAATTTCTATTTTTTCCACCGGATATTTCAGTATGCCAGTAAAGTCCATTACATTCTATACCAATCTTTTGATTTGGTAAATATATATCTATTTCTCTGGGAAATAATGTGGTTCTATCGTTGGGTATCACGGGGTCATCCGGGACCAGTGTCTTGATAAATTCAAATATACTCGACTGAAAGTCCGACATAGTTTTGTCGCACTTAGAACATTTTATAGTTGCTCCATTATTAAGACTGTGTGCTTCTTCTCTATTGCATCTATTACATTTAAATGAATATGTCATTGTGGAGGAAACAGTCTTTACTCCAAAATAATCTTCTATGTTAAATAACGGAACAAAATGTTTGAACCGCTCGGACGACACAAACTTTTTGAACATCGTTATTTTATGTGCATCTTTAAATTCACTCGATTTTGACGCATGTGCAACTCCATATTTTATAGCACATGTCTTTTTGTATTTTTCTTCGTACTCTTTGGATTTTCTGTAATTATCAACCCCATATTTTTCTATCATGGTGGATTTCATTTGTGTCGGGTTATTGTAATTTTCGTCACCATAACGAGCGGCAAGGGTTTTTTTAACTTTTTCTACGTGGTCTGGCATCCCACCGGCCCATTCCACGCCGTGTGTTGCCATCATCGCGGCTTTGTAATTCTCCTTGACCGCGTCGGTTTTCATAGCATGTCCACCATATCTAGCGTCGAAAGTTTTAGCAACTCCGAGTTTATTTTTCTCTTTTACCTCCGGAGAGTTACATGCGCAGACGCGAGAACAATACATTTTCTCTTTCCGTTTTTCGCACGTAAATTCCGATTTGCAGGTCGGGCAAATCTTGTGCAATGTATTATTTGGGTTCTTTGGTCTGGCCATAAGGTTCGTAAGCAATAAAACAGTATATGTTTTTTTGATAATGTCAACATATTTTTTGTTTAATTATTATTTATAATACGATGCGATTACGCAGGCAGAAATGAATAACCAAACAATTAACCCTATATAACACCATGGCAGAACTACTAGATGCAAATTCTATATTTTTTACAGCGTATGAACCAAAAGTTCAAAACCGCTTTATTATCGAGATAGACGGAATTCCCGCATATCTTATCAAAGCGGCGGCGCGTCCAACTATTGTAAACAACTCAATTACCCTAGACCACATCAACTTGAAGCGCAAGCTCAAGGGAAAAAGTGAATGGTCCGACGTTGAAGTGACACTGTATGACGCTATTGTTCCGTCCGGCGCTCAAGCCTGTATGGAATGGGTGCGTCTTGCTCACGAATCCGTGACCGGTCGTAACGGCTATGCGGCATTCTATAAAAAGGATGTCAATATCGTTGTATTGGGTCCGGTCGGCGATAAAATCGAAAATTGGCAATTGAAGGGCGCATTCCCATCAACAGTCAATTTCAATGGCACGGGACTTGATTGGAGCGCACAAGAAGCTCTGACCATCAACATGACGCTCACTTACGACTACGCGATACTTCAATATTGATATAATAAGAAGAATAAGTTTCAAGTCCCCTATGAAAATAGGGGATTTTTTATTGACATATACAAAATTATCCGCATACTTATATTCGCTATGAAGACACAAACAACATATTACTCGAATAACTCGGGCAACCCATCGGGAGGCTCTGCTAGCTCTTGGGGGTCACTTTGACGCGAGAGGTGTGTTGGTTGAAGTAATTTCTGGCGAGGGCGGGGATGATTCAAAATTATTCACCGAGCAACTGTTCATAGCTTATCTGGCGTTCATGGAAAAAAATGGACTGGAAGCTGAGTTGGAAGAAACCGGACCCAGCAAATTCAGTTTTGTGTGTTCGGATATGAAAGCTGAATCTTTGTTTGATTCCGAGACTGGGACGCATTGTGTACAACGCATTCCAAAGAACGACCGAGGTGGTAGGAAACATACATCTTACGTTGCCGTGACCGTAACGAGGTTACTGCAACAGAACAATGAAATGAAGGAATCTGATTTGGAAGAATCATTCCAACGAGGACATGGAAACGGTGGACAACACCAGAACAAAACGTCAAGTGCAGTGCGACTGAAACACATCCCAACTGGGTTGGAAGTTTTCATTAACGGACGAAGTCAGCAAGCCAATCGAAGAACTGCCAGACTGTGTTTGGCGGGTAAAATAAAGCAGTTTTCGTCCAAGTCGGGTAATTCTACTAATTATAGCGGCGCTGGTCGCGGAGATAAGGTCCGCACATACAACTATGCTGATAACCGAATTACTGACCACAGAAATGGAGCTAAGTGTCACATGATAGACAGTGTTATGAAAGAAGGAAGATTTGAACTTTTACGCTAATTCTTTCTTATATTCATTTTGGACTTGACGGAAGTATATAACACTGTGTACAATACTTGAGTTATAACGACAGCAACTAAATAAATTCAGTTAACTAGCATTAAAAATAAAATAAGTTATATTTATATATACTAAAAATAATAACAACTTAAAATGAATAAATTTGAATTAAAATCTTTAATAAAAGAGGTTATAAAAGAAGTGAGGAATAAGTCAGAAACAAAACAAAAATTGAATAGAGTTGTTAGTTCATATATTACTTCTCCCGGAGAAAAAAATCCTTGCTTATATATTAACATTCAGATTGAAGCAAAAGATATGGATTGTGCAGAAAAATGTAGAAAAGATATATTATCAGATTTAGAAAAAAATCACGACATAAAAATCCAAAAGGAAACTTAATATGAAACACGATGAATTAAAGAAATTTATACGGGAAACTATTAAAGACGCAATTGATGAATTTGCACCCCTCGGTGTTGCAGAAGAAGATATGTTACAGGAAAAATCTCCTCCGGGGTTTCCAGAGAAACTGCATGATAAATTACTGAGTCAATACGATGGAGATGAGGATAAAGCGTATGCCACAATGTGGAAAATTTTTTATGCTAAGAAACGGGGTCATAAAAAGATGAATGAAATGTGGATGGCTTGGGAAAATAAATAAAAAATGTCATTCACAGATTACAATATTGACGTTGTTCCAATCAGAATCGGCGGATTTATGATGGATAATTTAGGACCGGAAAAAATAAATTCAAGTGTTCCTACTTTTAATATCGGAGACACAGTTACATTCGTAGCCGAAGAAAAGAGGTATTGTTTAGATTATTTTGCAGTGTTTCCACCAAATAAAATTGTAAATCAATCAGATTGGTTTTTAACTATGTTTGGATTTTATGCGTCATTTAACCCAAGAATTCAAGTCGAAATGAACACCGCTGCTGACCACACCGGTCAAAACTCGGGAGTAAGAGTAGTATACAGACCATGAATAAATCACAACTATCAGAAATTATAACCAATATTGTAAAACGTAAATTGGCGGAACACAAAATCGGGCTAAATGAGTTGGAGAACATGCTCACACAGATGGGAGCGCCAACACAGGCACCGTCCCCGGAGGACAAAAAACTGCAAAAATCCCAGAGTGAATTGGTGAAAGCTCAAAAGGATAAAGAAAAAAATTTAGCAAAGATTGCAAAGTTGGATGCCAGCACTTTAAGTGCAAAAACCCGGGCTCAACTTCACGTCAATAAGGCCGAGGAACGTATCGGAACCTCTCAAGATAAAGTCGCCAGAGACGCAGAGACCGCAGCGAGGAAAGCAAAAGCAACTGGGCAGATATCCGCCGCGCAATTACCATTACAAGAAACTGAGACACCGAGCAAAACTCATAAGTGGAAAGATGGAACCTCCATCCCAGTTAATTCCCAAGGCGCACCAATTGAACAAGGATGGCAATCTTTGGGATATGCCAACGGTTGGTCAAGTAGCCCGGAAGACAAACAAAAGTACGACCAAAATAAAAATAAAATGTGGTATACCGCAAGACTGAATACAGATGGAACTCAGGAGGCTATATATTGCCCAGAAGCCAAATTATGGTATTTGGTTGACTCTGGCGGGTAATTTAATAACATAGAAACATATGAAAAAATCAGATCTTAAATTGTTGATTAAGAGTATAGTGACAGAAATATATTCTTCTAAACGCGAAAGTTTAGAAGAGTCGGAAGCTCTATCTGGGTTTGAAGAAACTTCCGATAAGGCCGAAAATACGGAGATGGTGGTTGATGATAAAAAATTGACTATTGTCACAGAACCAAAAGAAAAAGAAGAAGGTAAAAAACTCCCGGTAGTTAAGAAACCGGCGACTCCCAAGATTGTAAAAGAAGATATTCTAGGCATGATTCGCGAAGCACTCGAACAACGACGAGTTGAAGAAATGGCAAAGCGTCCATCCAAATTTGATGCCGCAACTGGAATCCTCGACGCTTCCGTAAGTCCGGACCGTCGTAAGTCCGACCCAACATCTCCCACAGGATATCGGCTAGTGGGAGCATTCGAATTAAAAGACCCAGTAACAAAGAAAGTTACTCAGGTTGTACCGGATGGAACGCCAATCATGGCACCCTCTGCACAGACTCAAAAGAAATTGGGGACAGTCGCCCCAAAAACTCCGCCATCAACTGTAGCGGGAAGCGGGTCGTCGATATTATCTCCACAGACCGTTGCCGCTCAGTCCTCGGCCGATTCGTCGGACGACGGCGAGGAGGAAGACCTAAATATGGGAGTTCCACCGGAAGGAAAACCAAACTCAAAGGTCAAAGTTACATTGGACGGAAAGTCTATCGGACAATTTAATTTTCGTTTGCCTTCTGGTAAGATTAGTAGTGATAATATGGAAACGAATCTTTACCGCACCGAACTTCCGGATTTGCCGCTCGATAAGTCTGTGGGTTCAATGTACGAGAATATGGAAAATATGTTCTTCGATGACAAACTGCCAGCTAACGCTACATTGAATCTTTTCACCGCAAAGAATGCGACTGGTAAGACCATTATGGCTAAATAATTTAGTTTTTATAACAAACGAAAAAGAGATTGCCAACAACAATCTCTTTTTTTATGCTCAAATATATACGAAAACTTTTTGTAATCCATATATATGGATAACAAACATATTATGGCAGACACAATTATTCCAATCTCGAAATCAACTCCGGTAGCACAAAAGTCTAATCAGCCAATTGAAACGGTAACTCTACCGTCAAAAGGATATTTCTATCCGGAGAGTCATCCACTGTCCAAGGGTACGGTTGATATTTATCAAGTTACCGCTCGACATGAAGATATTTTGAGCAACACCACCTTATTAAAGAAAGGCACTGTTCTTGACGAATTCTTGAAAGCTTTGATTGCTACCCCGAATGTATCCGTGGGCGATTTGTTAATAGGCGACCAAAATGCGCTGTATATTGCGGCGAGAAAAAGTGCATATGGAGAAATTTATAGCCCAAAGATTAAATGTCCCGCGTGCGAAGTAGAATCCACGGTGCGGTTCGATTTGAATACAATAGGAGTAAAGGAATTCAAGCTTGACGGAATAACCAAGGGAGAAAATCGTCTGACATTTACTCTACCAAAATCCGGACGAGTGATTGGATTTAGTTTAACTACCGTAAAGGACGATGCTGATATTTCAGCGGAAATTAAAGCTATTGTAAAATTTGGAAACGCCGCAACCATACCGGAAGTTACCACGAAATTAAAATACACCATCAAGACCATTGATGGCGAATCTAACAGAGTAAAAGTTAAAAACTTTGTTGATGACCAATTGACAGCGATTGACAGTCTGGCCTTGCGCAGATTTATCCGCGAAAGCACGCCGGATATAGACATGTCGTTTAATTTCGTTTGCCCCGAATGTGAACATTCGGAAAAACTATATATTCCATTGGGACCAAGTTTCTTCTGGCCGAGCACAGCAGAAAACTAATAGAATGAGGCGTGAACCTACATTCTGAAATCATAGATTTGGCATCAGAGGGATATTTTTATCCAAGTGGGTCGGCATTATCTAGCGGAAAAGTCAATATTCTTCCAATCACGGCGGAGTATGAGGAATTGCTTGGAAATGCCAATTTAATAAAGCGGGGACTTCTAGACCGAGAGTTTTTGAATAAAATCGTGGCCGGTGGGATCGACTACGACAGTCTATTGGAATGTGATAAGCATTCTATTCTATTGAACGTTCGAATCGCGAATTACGGAATGCATACGAGTGTAAAAACCGGATGTGAAAAGTGCGATGCTGAATTTGACCATGACATATCATTCGGATTCAGGTCTATTCCTTTCAACTTTTCCAACTATACTAGAGGAGTGAACGAAATTGAATATCTATTTGAAAGATGTGAAAAGAAAATAAAGTTTAGGTTGGGAACGTGTCTTGATAATGATATATACGAAAAGTTAGGTTGGTTGGCGTTTGCGAAGCATATTACACTGGAAATTGATGGTGTAGATAACATATCGGATTTCTATGACTATGAGTTGTCTGTGTCAGATAGTATATCATTTCGAAATTATTATAAAAACAACACTCCGGGATATGTGAATGACATCACAATCACTTGCCCGACATGTCGCATACCAAGAATATCCAAGATGGATATAAATGCAAATATATTTGGAATCAGACCAGAGTCCAAGATGACGATGCATTCTGAAATATTTGATTTGTGTTATTATAGTAACGGGGCATTTACTCAGGATGGAGTATATAAAATGCCAACCAGTTTGCGAAGTTTTTATATGAAAAAATTGGTGGATGCCAAAAAAGCAGAATCGGATGCGCAAAAATCCACAAACGACGGAGACACAAGCAACAAGATTGCTCGACCTCCCACCATCAAAAGTTAATGTGCTATAATATTTATAATATAACACATAGACAATGGCAAAAGACCTAATAGACCCAAAAGATTTAGAATCAGCAATCGCCAAGCTTTCTTTGCGTGGAAACAAGGAAATGTTGGAGATGGAGAGCATTGCCAAGAACATTGCCAAACAATTTGAAAGAATAAACAAAAATTTAAATTCTGGTATCGGTAGTATGAAAGAAATGAGGAATTTCTCCAAGGAAATACTCAAAGATACAAAAGCGAGGACTTTGCTTTTGAATGAGATGGAGCAAAGAACGGACTCCGCCGAGTCTAACTTAATAGCGGCAAAATTGAAAAGAATTCAATTACAAAGTAACGAGATTGGTGGTGAGAAAATTTTAAGTCAGCTAGAACAAGATATTTATACACATAAGCTGAATCAGTTGGCGGTAGAAAACAAGATGTCGGAAATAACGAAAAACCAACAAGATAGAGTTGCATTGTCAGAAGATTCTTATTTCGCGGAAAAGAAAAAACTTGCATTAGCTGAAAAACTTAAAGACGTTCAAGAAAAAATAACTCGGGCAAGTAGTGCCGGTGAAGATTATTGGGGACAAACTGGTAGACTGATGGTACAACAAGTATCCATGTTACGAGAAATAGCACAGACTGATAGTGAAATAGCCGAAATAAATGAGGGGATATCGCGGAATTCGAGAGAGAGTAATAGCTTAACTGCGGGGCTACTGCAATTGAACGAAGATAATATAAAACTCGCCATCGAGGGAGAAAATATCGCCAGAAGGCAACTGGAATATCAGAAAGATATGTCCAAGCAAATTAAATTATCTTCCGGATATATCGCACACTTAAAAGATTCATCAAAGGACATTCTTGCGATTTTCGGTGGAATATCTGGTAAGATGCAAACTTTTGTATCCTCTCTGAAAACTGTACCAAAAAGGTTCTTGCTGATAAATTTGCTAATAGAAGAAGGATTGCGTCGATTTGTGTTGTTGGACCAGACAGCAGAAAGTTTCAGACGTGAGACTGGGTACACGGCAGACCAGATGGCAAACGTTAGAAAAAATGTAGAGAGCTTGAACGTGGAATTCGCTGATATGGGAGTCACCATAGAGGCAGCATACAAGTCGGCCAAGGCGTTAACGGATGTTTTTGGTAGAACCTCGCTCGTGACAAAGGAAGCAATGCAAAATATCGCATTGATGAAAGCCAACCTAAACGTTTCTGAGGAAGATTCAGCCAGTGTGTTGGCAACATTTCAGGGATTGGGTGGAGTAAGCCAGACAGTGGCAATGAACATAATGAAGGTTGGGGCAAGCTTCTCTGGCAAAATCGGGGTTCCTTTTCAATTGGTGATGCACGATATAGCAAATGTGTCGGAAGAAACTCTGGCATTGCTGGGAGCAAATCCAAATGTATTGATGAAGTCGGCTATATCAGCAAGAATGTTTGGTACCGATTTGAACAAGCTGGCGGCAACTCAAAAAAGGCTACTCGACTACAGTTCTAGTATAACTGACGAAATGGAAGCGGGTGCATTGTTGGGAAGAGATATAAGTTTCCAAAAAGCAAGACAGTATGCATATGAAGGAAATATAGCAAAATCCACAGAAGCCATTTTGGAGACCGTAAAATCCATCGGAGATTTTAATGCGCTCGATGTTTATCAAAGACAATCTCTAGCTAAAGCATCCGGAATGGAATTGAAAGACTTGAGTAAGATGATGGCAATCGAGTCTCAGCGCGAAAAAATTAGATTTAGTGGCACAAAAGAAGAGCGAGAAAAATTGGCAGACCAAGAAAAGGCACTAAAAACATTGGAAGCCCAGAACGATTTGTCCAATGCTGGATTATTGATAGAAGGCGAGCGAGCAATACGCCAACAACAGATGCAAGGGTTGTTAACCCGGATGACTGATATGCTTCAAGCCGTTTTGGTGTCTATTGGAGACATATTAGAGCCTATTATAACTCCAATAGTTAGTATTTTATTGCCTGTGTTGCGTGGAGTTGCGTGGATTATTAAAGGAATTGCGTTCGCATTTAAAGTGTTGGTATTTCCGATTAATTTGGCAGTCGATGCAATTAAATCGTTTGGTGAATATTTCCAATGGGTTGGTGAGGGTATTGAGTCGGTTAGTAAAATATTTAAAGATACATTTGGCGGTGCTGAAAATTGGATTAAAGGCATAGCCGGAAGCGCCGGATTGATTGCATTATTATTCTTTGGAAGCAGTGGTATATCCGGAATGTTGGGAAAATTGAAGGGTGGAATTGGATCGGCATTTAAATTTATGTCGTCGCCAATCAAATCTATAAAATCCATGTTCGAAAAGAGAGATTTTATCGAACCGATGCAACCAAAAGCGGCGGGCGTTATACCTGACGTGAAACCAGACGCCAAAGTCGGAAAGGCTGCACAGAGCGGAGCGCGGGCGATGCAATTTTTGACCAACATCGGAAAGGGCATAGCAAATCTTGGTAAAGGAATTGGCAATGCTATATCTGGGCTAGTCGGCGGAATATCAAAAAGTATTACATTGATATTTAAAGGTATCGCGCAAGGTGTTGAGAGACTTGCTACACGTAAAGTATTCATGGGCGCATTGGCGATTGCCGCGCTCGGAGTTTCTATCCTGCCGTTGGTGTACGCGCTAAAACAATTTACTGACATTGATTGGGCTTCCGTAGCAAAGGGCGGAGCAGCACTTGGTGCGCTAGCTATATCAGCCGGTATAATGGGAGTGTTCGTTAAGCCGATATTGTTGGGAGCCCTCGCAATTGCGGCATTGGGAGTTGCGTTGATTCCATTCGGAGTTGCGGCGATGTCTGCGGGAAAGGGCGTTCAATATTTTGCACGGGGAATTAAGTCCGCCATCGGACCAATAGAAAAATTGAAAAATGTAAATTTGATTAGCACCGCGGTTGGGATTGGTGCACTCGGTGTCGCATTTACCGCGTTCGGTTACGGTAGCGCGGCAGCGGGGCTTGGGTCTTTCGTTGGCACTTTTCTTGGCGGAGATCCAATTTCAAAGATGGAACGCCTAGCATCAATCGGAGATAAACTGCAACCGGTTGCAAATTCTATTAAAGATATAGGAATCGCCGTCGGTTCGTTCTCGTCCGTGAATTCTTTCTCGGATGCAATTGTAAAACTGGCAGATTCTATTGGAAAATTGAATGACCAACTGAAATCCGTAAATACCGAAAATTTAAATAAACTTTCTGCGATATCGAGCGCGACTGGTGCAACAACAACAAAGGAAACAAAACAGACTGGTGCAGTTACATTTGACACATCCGCACTTGAGGCCAAATTTGATACATTAATTGGCATGATGGTGGATGGTAAAATTGTGGCATCGGTAGACCTAGACAAGCTATCGAGTAGAAGTGCAAGAAGGTCGTAACGGTAATATTTATAGTATATGTTAACAGATTTTACGCCACCAAACAATTTGAGCCCGATTGTCAGAAGTACTTCTGATAAACGACTTGCTGCGTTTTCGGCAAAATCCAACGAAATATATAATAAGTACTCTCCGTATGATGGGTCCAGCAACGGAATAGGATTCAGTCAGCCGTTTGTATATACAAAACTTACCGATTCAAATACAATAAAGAATCTTACAAAGTATGACAGTCAAGCATTTCCAATTGGTTCTACCGTTCGAGATTTGCAACGAGTTGGAAAGTTTGCGGCGAGTGGAAATGGAATTTTATATATTGGCACTCAGTATTTGTTGCAAAATACAAATGCATTCAATGAAACTCGGATATATAATCCAATCAGCCTAATTAAAGCAACAGCCAAACCGGGCTCGTTGGGGTTGATAGATTATCCAATACGCCATCTTGAGACGAGCGGTGGAATATTGAATTTTTTCTTAGACTCATTGAAGAGTACAATTGGTATGGAGACCAGCGGAGGAAAACAGGCGACGATTGACGGAACTGCAACTGGAAAGAATGGCGTGCTTCCTTATTCCAAATACGCAGGAGAATTGGGAGGCGCGAAATATGGAATGATAAGATTTGATACTGGGGCCAATGCCAGCAGTAAATTTTCTAGTTTGTGGGTGTCCGGTGCATCCAAGGGTGGCGGCGGGGGATTCTTGGAAAATATGGGCAAAGCACTTATTGGTAGATTGACCCGATTGATTCCAAGTACAAATCCATACCGATTTGGAAGTGATACATTAAAATGGGAGTATAGACCAGAATATCCAACTGGTCAGGCCGGCGCATACTACGCATTTCTTGACGACAAGTCGGGATTCTTGACCACTCCCCATCGTGCCAGTGCTATATTCTACAATGATAAAATTTCGGGGGCTGGTACCGCAAAAACCACCGGAGTCGACACCGTAAAAAATTTCCATCGTTATTATCCCGGAAGGAAAGACCCGGAAGATACATCGATGATATATGCATCGACTCCAAAAATAACAAACGACGCAGTTGGAGATACAACGTCGGAGATAACTGGCAACGTTGTTACTATACAAATAAATAATTTAAAAAAGTTGCACGAGAATATGGAGAAGACCATAGATTCGTATAAAAATGAAGCCCCGCAATTTAGGAAATCGGCGGAAAGATATACCGAAGTGAAAGATGCCAACGGTGTATCATATCCAACTTATATGCAAATTCCGGGCAAAGGAAGTTCCCGAGGTACATACACGGATATGTTCGGGGCGAGTGCTACAATTGAAGAGGCAAACTGGTTTGCAAAATCCAGAGGATTAAAAAAAGAACCGGGCGGTTATACTCCAGAATTTTCCATATACAATACTTATGAGGATAGTGAAGATAGGTATAATGCGCTAGGAGTATTGAGCGGTTCTCGGGAAGAAGAACCACGAGAACTAACACAGGGCAGGTTTGGAACCAATAAAGCCAAGTCTAGGGATATTATATTCTTCTATTTTTATGATTTAATAAATCAAATTTATATTCCATTCAGAGCAACTGTGTCGAGTGTAAACGAACAAAATTCTGCGGAATGGGAAGACATTAATTACATGGGTCGCGCTGACAAATTGTACCTATATAAAGGGTTCTCTCGCGAAACGGCGTTTTCTTTTACGGTATACGCCAACAGCTTACAAGAACTTGTTCCTATGTGGAAAAGAATTAATTACTTGGTCGGACTGACTAGGCCGAGCAAATATACCGAACCTGCAATAAACACGGGAGATTTGAGTGAAAATACAACTGGCAATGAAGGTAGATTCATTTATCCTCCGATGGTAACATTGCGGCTTGGTGATATGTATTACGACCAACCGTGTGTGATATTTTCGGTTAGCATAAACATACCCGACGACGCAAATTGGGAAACATATCGCGGGGAAGATTATTCATACAGTGCAAGCCCAACCAAAAGAATAACTATAAAAGGCGAAGCATCGAGACAACTTCCAATGAAAGTCGACATCTCAGTTTCCATGAAACTTCTAGAAAAGCAAAAATCGTTGGTCACCAACGAACATTTCGGGTTTAATTCTCCACTATAAAAATGAATAGATATAATCCAAATGGTAGAAATGTATTTGCTCGCTATGATGGTAAGAGGGTATATAGTACAACGAGATATCCAAAAATTCCAATTGGAGCCAATGACATATACATTTACGCAACCGACACAGATTTCTTGGACAGCCTCGCGTTTAAATTTTACAACGATGTTACACTTTGGTGGGTAATTGCACAGGCCAATGGTATAAAAGCTACACTAAAGGCTCCAACCGGAGAGCAAATAAGAATACCAAAAAATATAGACTTAATTGTTAGCAATTTCAAGCGCGAAAATGGAATATAATTGTTATAAAAATTATGGCCGACACTAAAATATTTCCATGGGGGCTGCACCCATTAGACGAATGGATTAAAACTGAACTGAATAACAGAGCGGGTGAATATGATTTCAATCCAAACTTAACCGACGGTAAGCCATACAGTGGACCAAGAACTGCGTGGACTAGAGTATTTTCCAATGGAATAAGTGGCGCGGCACCGAATCTAGAGGGATTTGTAATGGGCGGAACAAATGGATTCGACGCTAGCTATGGATTTAAAAACCGCCGCATAACTATAGGCGTGGACGCGGTTGGCAATCCACACGAAATTTTGGC